ACACATATTTTAATAACCGGACAACATTTAGTTCTTCTAAGTGTTGTGCTTACTAGATTTGTGAGGAAAGAAGCAGAAAAGTTATCTTAACTTTATGTTAAAGTAACTCTCCCAGACTGGAGGTCTAAATTCAGTAGTCTCATCTAATGAAACTAGATGCAATTTAGATCTTTCCACATCTTTGAGTGCTACCATAACTAAAAGCACTAAGCTACTTTCGAAAGAAATATCCCTCGCCATCTTTCTAGAGGAGTCTAACTTATTTATGTCAAAGACACGAATAGGCTTGGCGTCCGTATAGATTTTGGAGAAAGGTAAATTTCCTTCTAAGCAATCTCCTAGTAAGAAATCCAAATTAAATTTGAAATCTTCCCTATCTGAACCACTTGATAAAAGTGCTTTCATCAAAGGAAGTTTTCCCATTAAATAGGAAGGTATCTTTGAAAATTTTGGATCTTTGAGACGATCACTAAAGTCAGTGTAAACTTTCTCTAGTTTTCGGAGGTCCCTAAATAACAGTTTATATTTTATGCGACCAGCCAGATCAAGGAGAATATCCTTTAGACTCTGTTCGGTAACATTACATGATAAAGAGATGTTCCAAAGGGATAAAAGTTTAAAAACTTCTATTCCATTGAAGTCTCTATGAATCATTGATAAACTGTACATCTTTCTTACTAATCTACTATAGAATTTGTCTCCATAAGGAAACTCCTTCGGTAATAGTTTAGCGAGATTAATGTATAATTTAGAAATCTCAAGTGGGAATGAGAGAACAAGATTAGGATAACCTCGTCGAGAACCTTCCATGAGTACTTGTGTAAAGTCTATCCATCTTTTGATGGTAGAAATTGCACCGGAACTCGGATAGGCTGTGACTTCCCTCTCCTTGTAGAACATACGTTTAGCGAATTCGAAAGTCTCTTTTGAGATTAACGTCTTAGCTGAACCTATATCTACTCCGAGAGAATTTACGATTTCCTTATACTTAGCCGCAACTAAATCATGCCTTATCACAATATCATCACCTAATAATCTATAGTCAGTAAAATGACTGGTAAAACCAGCCTTTCTAGCTGCTACTTGAACTATTGTGTGATGACAGAGTGAGAAGACTGCCCATGATGAATAAGCCCCCATTGGTTGACCTACGGAATATTTATACTCCTTAGAATCAAACAAGAAAGGTTTACTCACCATAAGCTCTTTCCACGCTTTTGCATAATCTTCATTATACAAATAAGTTAACAGATCGACCTGAAGGTCTACTGGAAATCTATCTGTAGCTGAAGTTAAATCAAAAGAATGATATTGATGTTCACTTGAGCCAAATGGGGCTATGTCCTGATCGTATGTCAGGTCCACTATTTTAATACCCTTGATAAGATTCATCACCTTATCATGAAGTACTTTAAGAATGGATTGTGATATAAAATCAAAAATAGCTATTACTCTAGTCTTTCCTTCGTTGTCTGGTATAGTTGTAAGTCTTCTAAGAGTATTAAATCTTGGAGGATATACGCTATCCCAGACCTCTTGGACTTGACTAGGGTAAGTTTCAATGTCTTCAAGAAGTTCATC